TTGCAGCCCAGATCGAGAACGGTCTTGCCCACGAAATCCAACCCGTCCAATTGCATGTGTTTCACACGGTGTCTATGATCACGTTGCCCCAGCACGCCCAGCTCCGGCACGGCCTGATAGGATACTAGGGATCCCCCAGGCCCCGTCCGGCGGTGCATCAGCTTCTTGCGCAACTGGCGTGCCTTCTCGCTCCTATCCACTTTCACTTGCGGCATCTCCACAAGGGCCTACCTGAACCATCATCCCTTAAGAAGCCCAGCCATTCCACCTCCTGAAACTTCTCGCACAGGGCGTCGTGATACATCTTCTTGGTGTTGCCGTTGTGCCCTTCCCACCAGAACACGCCGCCCGGCTTCATCAGATCGGCCATCCAGCCGTGAAAGCCCTCCATATTCTTCGCCACCGAAAGGGCGAACACCACGTCGAATTGCTCGATGCCCGACCGCTTGGCGATCTGCCCCCGCTCTTGCGGCATGTCCAGGTCGTACACGTCGAAGTTCCAAAAGCCGAGCCAGTTCATCGTCTCATAGCAAAGCTCGGCCCACTTGCGATCAACGCCCACAACGCGGCGTGCTCCCTGCTTGAATGCCTCCCTGCTGAAAGCCCCCTCGTTGCAACCCAGGTCCAGCACCAATTTATCGGCGAAATCGGTCCCATCCAGTGCCATGTGCTCCAGACGATAGGCCATGTCCCGTATTCCGGGGATGCCCAGCTCCGCGACGCCCTGATAAGCCTTCGGCTCGCCTTCCGGCTCGCCTTTCATGTAACGCATGAGCCGGGCTTTCAGATCGGCCACGTAGGGACGCTTGAATCGGAAGCGCCCAAAGTCCACGAAGAGCCGCCCGGACCACTTCCAGGGTTTGCGGACCGCGCTATCATTCTCCTTGGCCGTGCGCCCCACACGATAGACCCCATATCGCTTCATCAAAGCGAATATCTTGTCGGGATTGCGCTTGCCGTGCCCGTCGGCATAGTCAGTCACTTGCGCCAGCCTCTCGCCGTTCACCATCGCCACGTCGTAGACGCGTGGGGCGATCCCGTGCCGGGCGAAAAGGTTCTGTATGATGGTGGCCTCGCGGATGGGGCTCTTCTGCCATTCGTACCGTTCGGCGTCGGAATCCGGCTTGAGCGGCTTCTGGAGCTTCAGACACAATCCAGACCGGCCATACCGGTCTTCCAGTTCTGCGGCCAGTTCGGGGCTGTTGGCCACCACCGCGTGCGTGCCGTGGTGTTTAGGATGCAATTCATCAGGAGGTGCCTCTTGGACCAGTTTCGGCGGTATAGCAAGGTTAGCGTATGGCATCACTTTTTCTCCTTTTCTGGTTGCGGTCTGCACAGCTTGGTCCTCAGTTGGACTATGGCCTGGACCGCCTTTTCCAGCGCCTGCTTCTTGTCCAATGCGTCGTGGTCTATGATCGCGCGGGGATGCTCCGGCGGCTCGTATTTCGGCGTTTTGTATTCGCCCTTCTCGCGCTTGACGTAGAACCAGTAGGGCTTGCAGATGGCCTCAATGCGTTTGCGCTGTTCTGTCGAGCCAGCTACCATGTCCACGAAGACCATGTGCCCCTGGTCAGCCAACACTCGGGCCACGTACGCCAGATCGCTGGCGAAGTCCGAATGCATGTCGGCCAGATATGCGGCGTCATCATAGGTTATCGTTTCACCCTTGGGCGTCGGATGGTTTGTCGGCAGGCCGGCCCGCTCATAGGTGTGGCTCCAAACGTACTTCCACAAATGGTGGTCGTCCACCACGACGGCGTTGGGCCAAATAAGCTGCAATCCCCGGACGAGCGTGCTCTTGCCCGCCAGGCTCCGGCCTGTGAACCAGATTATGAATCCCTGCCTCGTGGCCGCTTGAGTTGCCAACGCTTCCTCCCATTGCTCCTCGTCCAGGTTTTTCAGCATCTTGGCCCAGACCCCGGATTTGCCCTCGTCGTTGTACCCTTTGTCCATCACGCTCCATTTATAGGGCGTGTACGCCTCGTAGCTCGAACCATATTTTGTCGTCGGATCGAAATAATCGAACACCCCCAGGTCGTAGCGCCACCTATGCGTCGGATCGCGGTAGGCGCGTGCGTTTTTCCAGTGCGGCACTTTGACGTGCAGCCTCCCGTACGGTCGCAGGATGCGCCAGCATTCGTTGACCGCCTTCACCAGGTCTATATCGAGGTGCTCAAAGACCGCCCACGCCTCGATGCGGGTGAAGGTCATGTCAGCCCAGGGCCAAGGCAGATCGTTCAGATCCCAGGCCACGTCGATTATCGGGTAATCGGCCCTCAATTCGTGCTGGACGAACTCGCTCTCCAAGAGCCCCGTGCCCGATATCAGCTCCCGTTGCAACCAGCGCCGCCCCGCGCCGAGGTTGAGGCGGAGTTTGGGCATCATCATTCTCTCTCGTCGCGTGTCAGCACCGTCCTAATCGTGTCCTGTTCGCGGAGCGTGGGGACCACCGCCCACGCTGGCGCGTCCTCGACAGCCACGAGTTCTATCGCCGTGATCTCGATCCGCATTCCCAGTGGCCGGGGCCAACTCGCCGCCGCCCTGAAGCGGAAGAGTGCCAATTCGATGGTGTCCGCCTCCACTATAGCCTTCTTGTTGACCGCGATGTCCATTGGTCCAATTGGCCCCAAATGATATTGAACCAACCATTGCGCATCGCGGTCGAGATCAACGATCGTGAGCCTACAATCGCCAGTTGGGGTCATCTTCCCCCTCTCAGATTTGCTTCACATATTCCCGCCACAGTCTCCTGCCCTCGTGCTTCTCCGTCCATGCCCGCGCCGCCGTCGCGAAGTGCAGCAGCCCCACGCTCTTGTCCGCCAGGCCCCGGTGAACGAAGGTGTTCCAGTGGTAGCCCAGCACCCACACCCGGAGCGGTTGCCGCCAGAAGGCCCGCATCATGGCCTGCTGGTCGGTATGTCCGTAGCGTTTCCATTCCTGGTGAAAGATGCGGCACCACGATTCCGTCCTGGGACTGCGCCTTATCGCCCAGGCCCCGCCCGCGAATTGGAGAAATTGCCCGCTTCCCAACACCCCGTTGGTGAAGGCATTCTCATCCTTGTACTTGGCCCTTTGCGCCCCCCTGACCGTGGGATCATAAGGATGCCCCTTGTCGGGCGGCGGGCTCACCGTCACCACCATGTCCCATCCGTCTTCCAACGGCTCGAAGAAGGTGTCCAGCCGTCCCACGCAGAGCATGTCCACGTCGGTATAGAGGATGTAGGTCCACTCTTTCGGGGCCAGGTCCCAGATGTGCGTTTTCTGAGAACGCGCTCTGCGGTCTTTCATCGGACTGACCACCACATGGTCGCCTTCGCCCAAGAGTTTCCGGAAGCCATCGCTTATGGCACTTGGGCCGTAGCCCTTTGCTTTGATCTTGGCGTGCGAAGAGACATCGAACTTGTCTGCATATCCCTCGCAGGCCAGGCAGACCGGAAGATCGGGATTGTGCTTCTTGATGCTCTTGATGTGATAATAGGCGCAGTCGTGCGCACTCTTGGCATAGGCCACCAGATAGACGCCGCTGTTGCCCTTCCATGCGGGCCTTTCCTCCACCATGCGTTTCCCCTCGGGGGGCCTGATAAGGTCGCGCACGGCCCGGTCCCATTCCCCGGCATACCGCTCGACCGTCCTGTCCGCGACCAGGGAATGCAGATATTCCGGGCTCGACTGGTTGCCATTTGTCGTCGCCAAATCGAGGGCCTTGACCATCTCGCCATAATCCCCCGCCTTGTAGCGCCAGATGCCCGGCACATCGGGCAGCTCATCGCACAGCCCCACACCCTTCGGAATCACCACGGGACGACCACAGGCCAGTGCTTCGAGCACGGTTACGGGGCCGCCCTCGATGAGACTGGTACATAGAAACGCGTCAAGTCCCTGATAGAATCTCCCCATCTTCTGCCACGGATGCCAGCGAACTGGCACAACCCAGCCCTTCCCCGCCGCCTTCACCAGGTAGCGATCCCCCTGCTCCTTGGCCAATCGCGCCACGAGTTTCTCGCCCTTGCGTCCGCCCTTGTAAACGATGCCGGACGTGCCAACGACCGGCTTGGGATGGTCGACTCTCGGCGCCGGCTTGAACAGGCCCAAATCCACCGGGGGCGTGATATTGATAGTTGGCCCGTATTCCTCCAACCTGGCGACGTACTGTTCGGCCATTGTAACGCGCAGGCTCACCCGTTTGGCGCATTCCTGCCAGGAGCCCTCCTTGAGCGAGTTGCCGCTCTCCAGGTGGGTGAAGAAGGCCGCGCTGGCCGTCCGGGTCCATTGGCTGAAGCGCCAACAGAGGTAGGGGAAGAACAGGTTGCAATCCGCCCAGGCCGCCGGGCTCTGGCCCATCGTCCAGCCGTTCTGGTCGGAAAGATATTTCGCCAGGCGATATATCACCCAGTCTTCGCGCATGTCCTCTAGGACGATGTGGACTTTCACCCCACAATCTCCTCCATCGCCTCTCGCCAGCGGCGGCACCAACGGTCGACGGTGTATTCCCCCGCTATGGCCCGCATGGCTTTGGGCCTTGTCTCGTCGTCCAGCGCCAGCTTGATCGCGTCCACCATGCTGGCATAATTGCCCGCTTCATAGTGCCGCGCGCCGGAATACTCCGGAATCTCATCCATAGCCCCCACATGCCAGGGAATCACCACCCGCTTGCCACAAGCCAGCGCCTCCAGGACCGTGACTGGCCCACCCTCCACAAGACTGGTGCAAAGGAAAACATCGAGACTCTGATAGAACTCTTGCAACCGCGACCAGGCATACTTCGAAGTCGGCACTGGCCATCCCCTGCCAGCGGCACGCACTTCCCAACAATTCCCCTGCTCCTCGTATAGACGCCTGACTAGCGATTCGCCCTTTCGCCCGCCGGAATACACGCGGCCAGCCACGCCTATGATGGGCTTTGGATGTGTCTTGGGTTTCACAATGACAAACTTGTCCAGTTCCACCGGATGCGGTATGAGCACCGTTGGGCCATAATGTCTCAATAAGTCGTAGTACATGCGGCTGGGCGTCACCCGCAGGTCGAGCACCGGCGCGGTGTCGAACCACCTCTTGCGCTTGGCCCCGTGCTCCACCGACTCGTCCTCCAGATGGGTCATCCAGGCGGCGATGACCGTCTTGCGGAACCTGCTGTAGCGCCACTGGCAATAGGGGAAGAAAACGTTTGCCTCGGCCCCCGGATCGGGTTCGTTGCTGGCCGTCCAGCCATTGCTTTTCATAAGGTGCTTCACCAAGCGCGCTATGATCCAGTCGCTTTTGTGGTCGGGGCAGACGATGTGGACGTTCACGCTATGCCGCCTCCGGCATTTCGGGCAACGCCCTGATAATGACAGGCATTGGTGTTATCTGGCGCGGCAGCTCGATGACCCAGGCCGCCTTAGATTGTGGTGCAGACTCGTGATATTCCACGACGACTTCCTCCCCGCCAGGACCGGTCATCAACACTTGATAGACTAGCCCTTCTTGTGGAGTATTTCCGTCGCCAGTAGTCATGCCTTCCTCCTTGCCGCCCCGTATCTGTGGTTCACCAGCTCCCCGTTATTCCACGGCCTGCCCAGCAGCCACAGCTTGACAGGGTTTCTCCGTAACGCCCTCAGCAAGGCCCCTTGGTCCTGGCCACGCCAGCGACCCCATTCATCGCGCCACGCCTCAAACAGCGCATGGACGCGCTCGTTTTTGGTGAAAAGCAGCACGCCGCCTTGCAACTGTAACGGTATAAGCCCCAGTTCCCTTACAGTCATCGCCCGCTCTTCCGCGCTTACGTGCCATAACAGATCGCCCCCTTGTCTCTCGCTGTAGGCGATAGCCATATCCCAACCGTCGTCCACAATCTCAAAGCC